GTTGCAACATATAGAAAATATTACTTTTGTAGATAACGAAAATTATGATGACACTATTGGAAAAATCACAATTAGAGGTAATGAATATTTACTTGTTCATGGCGATTGGGATTCATTTAATCAGGCTGGCGTTTCAAAGTTAGTTATGATGATTGGATATAAACCAACCGCTATTTTTTATGGTCATATGCATAAATGTAGCTATGATGATATTTATGGAGTAAAAATCATTAGAAGTGGAAGTTTTTCTGGAACCGGTGACGATTATTGTGTTTCTAAAAGAATTTTTGGTAATGCAAGTCAAATGGTGGTTGTGTTAAATGATACTGGTGTCAAAGCGTGTTATCCAATTGAATTATAAATAAGATTATGGAGTGAATAAAGAAATGGGTAAAAATGAATTAATTACAAATATTTCTCAAAAAACAGGTTTATCTAAAGCATCTTGTGAATCTGTTATTGATACATTTGCCGAGGAAATTAGAGACTCATTAATTAAGGGTGATAAAATAATTCTTAAAGGATTTATGAGTTTTGAAGTTAATGAACGTCCTGAACGTAGTGGGAGAAATCCAAAGTCCGGAGAAGTTGTTACATTTCCTGCTGTAAAATCGGTTAAATGCAAAGTAAGTAAAGCTATTAAAGATGCAATTAACGAAAAGTAAGGAAGATGTTAAATGGAGATATTATTTTTTAATAATTATACCGAAATTGGCAAATATATGTATGAAAAAGCTAATGATGGTTGTAATATAACTGCCACTTTATTCTTAGAAGATACTATTGGACTTATGAGAGATTTAATGTCTTATGAAGATATTGAAATTGGCGGTATTGATGTGGCTCAAATGGAATATAACGGTTATTCTAAAGAATATTATGTTACTCTTAGTGAAGATTTAGTTTTAGATGTTGAGCCAGCTTGGAATGTTAAAGGTTATTTATCTGCTGAACCGGATATTATGTTGATTGATGGAAATGCAAGTTCAACAATCATAAAGGATATTCCACGTAGCAAATGCAGAGAAATTTATATAGGTGAAACACAGTTAGAGGAATGTTCTTGTGAAGATGATTGTGAATTATTAGATGTTATTTTTGACAATGCAAAAATTGTAACTGATGACAATAACGAGCCTATTGGAATAGCTTTTAATGTTAATGATATATTAAAATATTTATTTGAATAAATTATTCCCCCTCTCTTTCTATTTGTTAGCAAGGAGAGGGTTTTATATTGCGGGATAGAGCAGATGGTTAGCTCGCAAGCCTCATAAGCTTGATGTCATGGGTTCGAGTCCCATTCCCGCAACCACAATTTGTACTGCAATGAACTTCGGTCTTGCGGTCTGTATGGAGAGTTAGCCTAATTGGTAAGGCAGCAGTCTTGAAAACTGCCGAATCGGAAACGGTTTCTGGGTTCGAGTCCCAGGCTCTCCGCCAATAGTTGATATTATAATATTAGTTGAGAAAGAAGGTAGCTTATGCCTAAGAGCAATTCAACTGATAATGCATTAAGGTATAATTGCTGCCAATGTGATGAACCTTTCGATTCATTATCAGAATTTTATAAAAGTTATAGTAGTTTCTATGCTAGAACAAATCATTTGCCTATATGTAAAAAGTGTTTGAATAGAAAATTCAACGAATATGCACTTGAATATCACAGTACAAAAAAGGCTATGCAACGTATATGTATGGCTTATGATTTATATTATAATGAGTCTATTTTTGATTCATGTGATAATGGCAATGACAATGCTATAGTCGGAAATTATATAAAGAAATTAAACATGGCACAGTATAAAGGACGTACTTTCGATACGTCTTTAGAAGAAGGCTTCTTTTTTACAGGAGAAAAAACTACTCCACTTAAAGAAACTGATGAGGATAGTGATGAACCTCAAATTGACCCAAAAGATATTGATACTTGGGGCGGCGGATTATCAGCTATAGACTATGATGTTTTAAATTCTCATTATAAATTCTTAAAGAGTGCCAATCCACAATGTGATAGTAATGCTGAAATATTCATTACAGATTTATGTTATACAAAGATGCAGCAAATGAAAGCTGTGCGAGAAGGACGAGTTGATGATTATAATAAGCTTACAGAAACTTATAGAAAATCATTTACAACAGCTGGATTAAAAACTGTTCGTGAAGCTAATATTGATGAGGAATTTACAATTGGAGTAAATGCTGAAACAATTGAAAAATATACTCCGGCAGAATACTATAAAAACAAACAGTTGTATAAAGACCACGATGATTTAGGCGAATATTTAGATAGATTTTTATTAAGACCATTACGGAATTTAATGCATGGTACAAAGGATAGAGATTATGAATTCTTTGTAAAAGATGAAGGTGATAGTAATGAGTATGACGATGAAGAATGATATAAGTCATAAGCATTATAAAAACCGCAATGCAGATGAACGCCAAAGTGAATTATATAAAAAATTTGCTTCAAATACATTTCTCGGAAATGAAAAAAATTTAGACCATTTCATACAATGGGTAACGTTTTTTAGAAGAAATTTACATAGATTTGCAATGGATTATTTAGGAATTAAATTACATCTATATCAAATTATAATGTTATTTTTAATGGGTGTAAATCAATTCATTGTTGTTATTGCCAGTCGTGCATCTGCAAAATCATTTGTTATAGCTTTATATGCTTGTTGCCGATGTATTTTATATCCAAACTCATTAATAGTCCTTTCTTCTTCAACAAAAGGACAATCGAAACTTCTTGTATCTGAAAAAATTCAAAAAGAATTAATGAATTTATCTCCGGTATTAAGAAAAGAGATATTAAGAGTAAAAGATAACCAAAATGAAGTAATTGTATATTTTAGAAATCATAGCACCATAACCGTTGTTCCTGCAAGTGAAAATGGTCGTGGTTATCGTTCAAATGTTATTGTAAGAGAAGAATTTAGACAAATCAAAAAAAGTGTTGATGACAGTATTCTTTCTCCTTTCCAGATTATTAGACAAACACCTTATATGAAAGATGAGTTTTATGCAAATAATAAAGATTTGCAAGAAGAAACTGTTGATATTTATATAAGTTCTAGCTGGCTTGATAATGGACATTGGATGTGGGATATTGTTGACCAAGCTTATGATGATATGATGAACAATAAAGCATCTTGTTTATTAGCATTTGACGAATCTATCGCATTAAAACACAACATAAAATCAATGCGTTATTTCCAGACCGAGAAGAAAAAACAAGACCCCTTAACGTGGAGAATTGAGTTTTTAAATGAACGTGTTAAGGAAAATGAACACGCATTCTTTACATATAGTATGTTACAACAAAATCAAAAAATCAAAAGACCTTTTTATCCAAGGTCATCATTTGATGTTAAAAGTAACAGAAAAAATCCATATGACATTTTAAAGCAAAATGGTGAAATCCGAATAGTTTCTTGTGATATGGCTTTCGTTGAAAATAAGAAAAACGATAACTCTATATTCAGTTGTATAAGATTGTTGCCAGATTGTACTACATATAATCGTGAATCATCAGCAGATGTAAAAATTGATAATGGTTATCGTAGAATTGTATCATATCTTGAATCAGTTCAAGGTGGAGATACTGGAAAGCAAGCATTAAGAATTCGTCAATTATATGAAGATTTTGGTGCAGATTATATAGTATTAGACTTACGTAATGCTGGTATTGCAATTTATGATATGTTGGCAAGAATTATGTATGATGATGAAAGAGATATAGAGTACACTCCCCTATCCTGCATGAACGATGATTCGGTTGCAAACAGAATTAAAATCGAAGGAGCTAATCCGTGTATTTTTGTCATTAATGCAACACAGAAATTAAATAGTGATATTGCTATGGATTTTAGACGTGTATTAAACGAACAGCAAATTGATTTACTTGTAAGTTTTGAAACTGCAAGTGAAGAAGTTTTACCAAATTATAAAGATTACATTAATTCACCAGATGCAGATATTCAAAATTTCTTTGAATCACCATTTTTGGAAACACAAGCATTCATAAGTGAAACAACAAGTTTAATGTATGAGAAAAAAGAGCAAACTGGAATTGTTATTATTAAAGAACAAGGTAATAATCGTAAGGATAGATATACTTCTATTTCTTATGGTTCATGGTTTGCATCCGCTCTTGAAAAAGATTTAGTTTCCGTAAATGATGATTATGAATTTACTGTATTTATAAATTAGAAAGGAGGATGATTATGTCAGAAAAAACTTCTGCTCCCACTACTCCTAAAAAGAGAGGGCGTCCTCCTAAAAATCCGGTAGTGGAAGTAAATAATGTTGCAGAGAATACAACAAATGAGTTTTGTTCTTTAAACAGTTCACAAGCTTTATCAAATTATTATTTTGGCTTAGATATATTCGATATATATTCGCCGGAACAATTAGCTGAATTAGTAAAAGACCCAATCAATTGTAATGATATATTAAGGAAATTATCTCTTACACTATACGGAACAAATGGAACATATACAAATACAGTTGACTACATGGCAGCTATGCCAACACTTGATAAAGTTATTGTTCCACATGGTAAAAATGCAAGTAAAAAGAAAAAGAATAAAAATCTTATGGAATCCGTATTGCATTTAATAAAAGATAAGGAAATTGTGCGTGATGCTCTCTTTAGAGGTATGGTAGAGGGTATTGCGTTTTATTATTTTGAAACAACTTCAAGACCTTTATCTAATAAGAAAACTATGACAGACTATGATGTTAATACAATTGTAGAAATTAATGAACTAGGCATCAATGCAAGTGTAATATCTCTGCCAGTTGATTATACAAGAATAGTTGGAATGAAAAATTCATCATATGTTATAGCGTTTAATTTAGATTATTTTACAGATGCAAATGGTGAAGATGTTGAAAAAAAATTACGTAAATATCCTAAAGAAATTAGAGACGCATACCATAATAAAGATAATTCAAATGGAAATTGGGTTGTGCTAGATAATACAAAAACAATTGTACATAAAGTGAGAAGTAAACGTGATGAAAAATGGGGACGCCCATTGGTTCTTGCTGCAATAAATGATATTTTATATGGAGATTATTTTACATCAACTAAAAGAAATATATTAGATGAAATTAATAATCGAATTGTTTATCAGACTTTTCCTGAAGGAAAAGATAAGGGTACTTCTGCTTTAACAAAAGCACAGCAACAAAATCAACACAATGCCGTTAAAGGTGCAGTAATGAACAAAAACAATAGAGGCGGAATTTCATTTTTCTCTGTTGCCGCCGGTACAAAAATAAGTTCAATTGATGCAAGTAATACAGATATATTTGATGATAAATACGAATCAAATCTTAATGATAAAATTGCACTAGGTTTAGGCGTTGCTGGTTCTTTGTTAAATGGTGTTGGTAGTGGAACATATGCTAGCCAAGAAAGCAACTTAGAGTTGATAAGTGCGCAAATTTTTCAATGGATAGAACAAATAGAAACAGAATTAAATAAATGTATTTCAGCTAATGTTATCAAAGATAACACAAATTGGGTGGAATGCAAATATTTGCCTATCACTCATGTTAATAAGACAAAAATGGTTAATTATGCAAAAGAATTATATTTACAAGGCTGTGGTAGTTTATCACTGTGGAGTGCTGCTTGTGGCATAGCTCCAGAAGTATTCTTTGCATTGTTAGACCAGGAAATAGCTGATGGCATTTATGACAAATACCAACCTCATCAAACATCATATACCTTATCAAGTGATGATGCTAAACCTGGCAGACCGGAAACGGACGAGCCAACTGAAAACACAATAAAATCAAAGGCTAATAATGGTAACGCATTACCAAGCCCAAGTGATAACAAATAAATTTATGGTAAATGGAGAGTTGTCTTTTGATAACTCTCTTTTTATATATACAAAGTCCACGAAAGGCGGTGAATAAGTATGAAAACGTTTGAAATTTCAAGTCGAAAGACTAAAAACGGCAGAAGGAAATTCAAGGCTATTTTGTACGAAATTTTTCCGGATTCGTGCATTGACGAAGTAAACGAAGTGGGAACTGAATTCAATGAGAACGGAATCACATGGATTCAAGAATACTGTGAAAAAGCACTGCCTAGTATCAAAGGCATGAGTTTAAGATGTGAATTTCTTGACGAAGAAAGAACTGAATTATGCGGACATGGGGAAACCGAAATTATAGATGGTTTGCCTATATTTGAAAACGCTGTTGTTATTGGAACTTTTTCTAAAGGATATATTCAAGATATTGAAACTGAAAAAGGTACAAAAAAAGTCTGCATAGGTGAAGGTGAAATTGATGCCCTTTGTTACAACAACTTTGTTAAAAAGTTAGAAGAAGATTTAGCCAACGGTGATGCTCCTAATGGAAGTGTTGAAATATTAAAAACAGATGATAATGATGGCATCATATACAAATATGGCTATAAAGATAAAGGCAGAATTCCAACAGTTTTTGAACATTCTGGTTACGCTCTTTTGGGTATAAGACCCGCAGACCAAACCGCAAAAATTTTGGAACTAAATAGTAAGGAGGAACTACACGAAATGACAGATATGGAAGTAAAATCTATTGTTACACAGGCTGTAAGTGAAATGTCTACTCATACAGTGGAAATTAATAAATGCAAAGAAGAATGCGAAACAAAAATCGCAGAAGCTAATGCAAAGGTTTCGGAAGCTAATGAGTTGGTAGCAACTGTTACAGCCGAAAAAGACGAAGCTATTGCTAATTCAGCAAAAATTCAGGAAGCTCTTGATGCAGCACAGAAAGAACTTTCAGAAACATATGCAAAATTAGATGGCTTATATGCTGAACTTGAAGAACTTAGAGAGGAACTTGGCAAGGCTAAAGCTGCTGAAAGAGTAAATGAACTTAACTCTGCCATTGCATCTTTCTCTGATGAAGAAAAGGCTTATGCACAAGCTGAAATTGATGCTTTTAATGCTGAACCTATTACATCTGAAATCAATTCTGTTGTAAATAAGATTTGGGAAGGTATTGGTAAGAAAGCAAAAGAAGCAGAAACACAAGTAATTGCTGAACAGAATTCGGCAAAATCTAATATTGAAGATATTTTCAGTGAAGTAGGTACTGCCGTTCCTGCAACAGAAGATACAAATATTTTTTAATTTTAAAAGGAGGATATTTTAAATGATTAAAGTTGAAACACTTGGAATGTTGGATGTCGCAAAGATTAATCCGGTTTTAAAATCAGACAAAGACGTTGCTAACTATAGTTTCATCACAGACGAAGGCGATGTTTACTTAGTTTCTAATACTATTGTTGGCGATGACTCTTATAGAGAAAATATTACAATTCCTGCTGGAGAATACCTTAATGGTTATCTTGTAAAAGCATGGGAAGGTCAGAAGTTAGTTGTTGACGGTAAACACGTTACAGGCGGAGTTGCTGCACTCAACAAAGATGACGTTTTAGTTGTTGCAGAAGATGGAACTTTAAAAGCTGGAGAAGCTGCTGGTGTACATTTCGTTGTTACTGATAAAGTTACTCTTACAGAAGCAGCAATTAAGGTTAAAGTCGTTGTAGCGTAATTTTAAGGAAAGGAAGGCTAAACTATAATGAATACTACATATGAATTAAATAACTTGCGTAAAGATGCTGATGTTTTCAGTGGCAAGTTCTCGAAGCAGTCTCCTGTTGTTGAAATTTTCTCTGCTATGGTAAATGGTGAAGAACTTTCAAAATTCGGAGCAAAGGCTGATAAAGCAGTAAATTATATTAAAGACTTAGGTGTTCGTGCAGAAAATGGCGATTTCAATGCTGTAGCAGAACTTAACACATTGAGACGTTTCGTAATCGAAACACCTGTTATGCAGGAAATGAAATTACTTGGTATTTTCGGTACATATACTCCTGTAGGTTATGATGAAACAATTGAACGTGAAATTTACACACACAGCGGTGAACGTTCACGTGAACAGGCTGCAAACGGTGACGTTGTATTCCCTGTTATCACTAAAGAAACTTATCCGGTTTCTACATTCACTGTATCTGGTGGTTATGCTGTAGATTATCGTAGAGTTGCACTTGGTGATATGTCTAAGGAAAACGAGGGAATGAATCAGGTTAAAACTGATATTCGCAACCGTGCTTTACTTGCAGTTGTTAATCGTGTTTATAAGGCAATCGAAGCTGCAACAGGTGTTAAGTACATGGTTGAAGAAGCTGGTTTAACAAAGACAGCTATGGATAACGCTCTTACACAGATTAGACGTTTTGGTAAACCTACAGTTGTTGCTGATTATGCTTTAATTTCACAGTTCACACCTTGGGCTGGTTATGTTGGTTCAATCAACACTAATACAATTACAGGTATTTCAGAAAAGGCTATGAATGAAATTGCACAGAATGGTTCTCTTTCTATGTACAATGGTGCTATTCTTTCAGAAATGCCAAATCCATATGATTTATATAATTTGACAGAAGATGGTTCAAACTTTAAGACATTGCTTCCTGCTGGTCTTGGTTTCATCATCCCTGCCGGCGCACAGTCTCCTATTGCTACATATTCACGTGGTGGTTTAACATCATTCACTGGAAACAACGTTAAGAATGGTAAGATTGAAACACGTTTCGACCTTGAAATCGGCGTTGACGTTGCTAAAGGACAGGAATACAAGATTGGTACAATTTATGATACCAATGTTGGTGGATTAAGCGAATAATTTTTGTTATATTGAAATGTAGGGTGTAGAGTTATCTATACCCTACTTTTTTAATATTAGGTGATTTAAAATGGAAAACAAAGATAATTTTTATTGTTATTCATTAAAATTATTCCACTATATTTCAGCCTTTGGCGAAAAGTGTTATGCTTCAAAAATAAACACTTTAAGTAGCAAGAGATATTGGGTTTTTAAGAAATCCGCAAGGTTAGATAAAATAATTGAATCGTATAACAAAGTAAAACACGATTTTAGTTGAAATCATTAAAAATAGTTGAAATGAGGTATTGAAAAAATGGCAGAAACAAAAGTACAAAAGTCTGCAAAAAAGTCAGAAGATTATACAACACCTGAAATTCATGAAGAATTAAATCTTGATGCAAAAGTAACTGTAAAAAGTATTGCCGGATGGAATACTGGTTTTGCAAGAAAGGTTGAAGGTATCGGTGACGTAAATATTGCTCCAAATGGAAGTGTTAGATTATCAAGAAATGAGATAATTGGACAAGTTCAAAGTGGCAACAAGTTATTTACTGGTGTTGATGGTGTTGGTAGCCACGCTACATTATATATAGACGATAAGGCTACAAGAATAGAAGTAGAATTTGAAAACGAAAATACTACACAAAATGTATTTTCCGATTCTAAGGTTAGCGAATTATTTGAAATTAAATCATTAGAAGCATTTAAAAAGCGTTTTACAGAAGATATTTATACAAGAGCTGAAAAGTTTGCTGTAATTGAAGCAATTAAAAGATTAAAGCTAAATGATTATTCAAAAATTCGTTTTATTGAAGAATACACTGGATATAAAGTTCAGTAATTAAGGCGGTGTTTTTATGGGTAATACAGTAGCACAAGACGTGTTTAAAAGTTTTGAAGCTTCTTTTCAAGATAAAAGTATTATCCCAGAAGAACTCGAATTAGAATGGTTATTAAAAGCAATTGGAAGATATTCCGTTGAACTAGACCCACTTAATTTTGATACAGATACACTTTCTTTTGACAAAAAACTTGATAGATATGTTATTGATACACTAGGTGCATTTATGAAACAATCATATCAAGAACGAGAGGTTTCAAAAGTAAATAAACGTGTATCTATTGTTGGAAAAGATATTAGTATAGACGGAAATAATGGCTCTAAAACTGCCGCAAGAGAAGAATTGAATTATGATAGCGAAAAATCTTCGGAAATGATTTCAAATCAATTGCCTACCGCTTATGTATAAGGATAGGTGATTAATGTGGCACAAGAATGGTATTTATTGAAAAGCCCCCACAGTCAATTAAGTGGTTATGAAAATGATGCATTAGACGATTTTGCAGAAGAAGGATTTGCAGAAGCATTGGAAAGCAGCATTGCTGTAGATGTAGAATTATGTAATTATGATTTATCAGTATGTACTCCAATGAAAGCAATCATCCAGAATAGAGTTCAAGATACTAAATTAAAGGCATTACAAAGGCACTTATTTGTGCCAATTGGAACTTGTAAAGCTGGAATGTATATTAAGTACAAAAACAGATATTGGCTTATTATAGGTCTTGTAGATGATAATGGTATGTATGAGAAAGCTGTTATGACATTATGCAATTATTATTTGACATGGTTAAATGATAATGGTGATATTGTTCAAAGATGGGTAAATATCACTTCTGCTTCACAGTATAACAATGGTGAAGCTGGCAGCCGAAATTATACATTACGAAGCGACCAATTACTTATTTTATCTCCGGATGATGATGAATGCACATTACTTGATACCGGTAAAAGATTTGTAATTGATAAACGTTGTAAAATATACGAAAGAGGTTTTGATGAAAGTATTTTAAAAGAAACAGATAAACCTTTAATTATTTATTCATTTACAAGAACAGATAATATTCTATTTGACTATCAAGATAGTGGACATTCAGAATTTATGGTTACACAAGACGAAAAAAGAAAATCTGATGGTTATTATGTAATTGACGGAAAAGGTTATTGGCTTTGCGATTTACCCGCTCCGGAAATAGATAAAACAACATTTTTATCATGTTCTATTGATTGTGAGTCAAATGAAATATATGACGGTCTTGAAGCCGGAATATTTACAGCTAAATTTTATGATTCTGAAGGAAATGAAGTAACTGCAACTCCAGAATGGCAAATATCTTGTGATTTTCTTGACGATATAAACATTGATTATGTTGAGAATTCAATTTTGATTTCTGTTGATAACGAAAAATTAGTCAATAAATCATTTGAACTATTTTTAAGTAGTGAGGGTTATGAGTCTACTTCTATTACAATTGCGATTAAGGCATTCTTATAAGGGGGGTAAATGAATAATGGCAAGAACAAAAACAACCGCTGAACGTGGTAAGTTCAAAAAAGAAATTCATGCAGCTTTATATAAGAATGAAAACCTTCGTGAGTTGATTTTGGGAGATACAAGTAGCATGAGTTCAAAAGAATTACGAACTGCTTTTAAGGAACACGTGAAATCTCACTTATTTATAGATGATACTATAGAAGAAACTTCTACTTTTATATTTTATGATATAAGTTTTCCTGTTTTAGATTCAAATATTAAAAGTTGTCAAGTTGTTATGTTTGCTATATGTCATAGAGATATTTTAGAGGATTATTCAAAAGAAGGGTATTTTGGAGACAGAGCTGATATTCTTTCCCAAATGATTGAAGATTCTCTTATAAACGATGAAGAAGTTGCCAACAGCTTTGGAATCGGTAAGCTTTCTTTAGAAAGTCTTAATATTTATAATTCTAATAAATTCTATGGGAGCATACTAACTTTTAGTGTGCCAGCATTTAGATGATAGAAATAGATTATGGCACTTTATTAAGTGCAGTACCGATTCAATTATCAATCGGTACAATAAAAAATCCAACACTTAAAGAAATTGCTACTTTGACTTTTTCTAAATTTGTTGTTTATGAGGGTTTTTTGAAAATGACCCCAGAATTAATTTACACCAAATTTAAAAATGAAGAAGAACAAAAGTATTGGGAATCTTTAAGTGAAGCTCAAAAAGACGAAATTGAACTATATGATATAATAATTGCAGATAATCAATTAATTGAAATGTACACTAATATATTTGATTTTTTCTTTTTTGAAAAAGTTATTTTTGTAAATGATATTTTTATATTATTAAATGAAAGTATTGTTTATGCAGAAGAAATTACAGATGAAAAAATTAAAGGAATAATTAATAAATCTACATTTAATATTGTCTTAAATATCTTACAACAAATTTGTTGTATAGCCGAAAAAGAAGATAAAAAAATAAAATTCAAGAATAAAATAGCGCAGAAATTGTTTGAAAAGATGAATCAAAAAGATAAAAAACAAGATATAAAAGATAAAGATAAATTAACTTTACCTAATATAATATCAGCAGTTTCAAACAAACATCCCACTATCAGCCCTATTACTGTGTGGAATATGACGTTATTTCAATTATATGATAGTTTCAATCGTTTGCAAATAAATGAAATATATCAAATAAATAAGAGAAAAGTTTCAGTTTGGGGAGACAAAGAAAATACATTTGATATATCAATGTGGTACAAAAATATTATAAAAGATTAGATTAACCAGCCTCAATAGCTGGTTTTTTATTTTAAGGAGGAATTTTTAATGGCTGAATTAAATAAAGCTAACAGACAAACTTGCGATGTTGATATTCGTATTGCGAAAACAAAGGCTCCTTTTCTTAATTTTGAAACAGCGAACACAACAACAGCAGGTTTAAGTGCAGATACAACCTTTGCGATGGCAAAGGGTTCTAAAAAGATTGCGTTTCCTAATCCACTTGATGGTACAATGTCTATCGAAGCACAGGTATATCCTTTTAAATTCTTTGCATTGCTTTCTGATGGTGTGATTGAAACAACTGCTGCATATGCAGATAAACAAACAATCAAAGCAACAGCCGCTGGTTCTTTAACTGTTGAAGTCCCAACTGGTGGAACTATCGAAGCTGGCACAGTATTCGTATATCCAGAAGATGAGTTCGGTAACGAAACAGCATTAATTGAGGGTACTTTTGCCGACAATACATTCACTGCGACAACAAGTGAAGATATTAAAAGTGACGCTTCTTACACTATTGGTTATGTTATTAACAGAACGGGTGTAAAGAAGATTACATTTAACAATAAAAAGTTGCCTAAAGATTATTACATTACACAAAAAACTCTTGACAAAGACGAAAATGATGTTTTAACACCTTTCGTAATGACTGCATATAGAGCGGCTATTAAGAGAGATTTTAGTCTTTCTTTCTCATCTGAAGGAGACCCTGCAACTGTAACATTGAACTTTGACTTATTAGAGGACAAAGATGGCAATGTATTTGACATGGTTGAATTAACAGAGGATGCTGAATAATAAACTTTTAAAGTTAGGAGTGTAATTAAATATGATTCAAGAATGTTTAGTTACTCTCAATAATGAATTAGTAACCGTTGTACTATTTGGCGATAAACATATTCAGTTTCCGGCAATAAACAAAGAAGCAACAATGTTAAAAGTATGTTTTGATGACGGTAAATATTTCATTGTTGATGATGATACAAAAATTGAAGAACCTGCTTTTAAAGAAAAAAAGAAAAGCGGAAATAAGAAAACAACTATTGAGATTAGAGAAAATTTAGAAGTTAAAAATACTGATAAGTTTGAAAATGAAGAAAATAACATTTAGTTGTATTGTAGTTTAAAATTAAGGGAGATTGATATTTACAATACTTTTTTGTTATTTATCATTCTCCCTTTATTTTTGCGCTCAATACAGATTGGAGAAAGTAAAAATGAAAAATATCAATTTTATTTCTTTAGATGAAGCTATTGATTGTTATGGCAGAGAAAATCTTATTCCCATTGATTGTCTTAAACAAATCATTTTTTACACTCGTTATGGCTGTCAGCCAAAATTTGTATGGGAAAAAGAAGGAAAGCCAGGGCAAATTACAGCTTGGTTCTTAAAGAATGAAACAAATTTTGTTTATAAAAGATGGATGAATAACCGACTAAAATAAAGGTTGATATAAAAAATGAAAAATGTAGGAAAGATTTTTGAAGAACAACTAAAAAAGTCTGCGCCCCACTACTCCCTACTCTACCGTTTACCGGATGCCGCACAGTCTTTTGGTGGTAGTAATTTATTAAGATTCAGTGCCAAAAACCCTTTTGATTTTTTATTATGGGATTCAGTTGGACATATATTATTTGCACTCGAAGCTAAAACGGTATTAGGAAAATCAATTTCTTTTGAACGCACAAAAGATGAACACGGAGAAATACATAGCCATCAAATAAAAGGTTTAAATGATTGGCAAAAATATGATGGAATTATTGCTGGATTTATTATCGAATTTAGAGCCTTAGAAAAAACTATTTTTATTACAATTGAAAATTTTAATAAGATTATGGTTGCAATTAATAAAAAAAGCTTTACATTAAAAGATTTGGAAGATAATAATATTTCCTATTTTGTCATCCCACAAAAAAAGGCAAGAACACGATTTACCTATGATTTAGATTATTTTATGGCTGAAATGAGAAAGAATTAGTTTGATTTAAAAAATAAGAATATTGGAGGATTATATTTATGGAAAATAAACAAATGGTAATAAATACTGAATTAGAAATGTTTGAATATTTGCAAACAGTAAATGATATTGCACTTGAATATTTTAATATTGACGGAAAGTATCAGCCGCATATTGGTATTTTAAATGCAATGAGAATTTTCTACAACTTATGTGTAAAAGAAAGTAAGTATGACGAAGAATACGGACATGATATTTTCGATGCGACTGATATGAAAGAAATTGTTGCGGATAAAGATTTTATAGACGCTTTCAATTCTGCCTTAATGGTCAAAGGTATGGACTTTAATTTTGGAAATGCGTATAGACAAGCTTTAGATATTGTTGAATATAAGAAAACTTCCTTAGAAAACACAGTTGATATTATTTATAAGGCAGTTATGAATTTTGTTGAATCATTTAATTCAACAGTTAGCGGAGACACACTAAATACTATAGTTGATATAGCAAATAAAATGTCAAACAATCAAATTAATTCAGAAACAATTGTTGAAGCTTATGCACAATCACAGCGTTTTAAAGATGTTGTTGCAATTGAAAAGTCAGAAGAAGATTAATTTTGTATAGGAGAGTTTGTAAATGGTTGCTACGAATATGAGTGAACTCAATCGTATGCTAATGAACCAGTTGCAAGCGGCAATGAGTGAGGCTTCTTCTTTAATGCTTGCAGATATGCAAAAAGAAACAGCCGCCTTTTACTCACAAGGTAGTCCAAAAATGTATAAAAGAACCGGAACTTTGGGAAGTACGCCTAAAGTTTCTCCCCTATCGGTTGGTGGTACACAAATATCATTTGATGCATATTTGGATAAGTCACGTGGATATAGAACTGGTACATTTAGTATGAGTGATGTTTTAACAAATGCGGAAGCACACACAGCAGGAATTTTGGGTAAACCTAAATTTTGGGCGAATTCCGAAAAGAGAATGAAAAAGACTTTTGAGAAAACTATGAAAAGATTCTTTCGTTAAATAACAAAGGAAGTGATTTTATGGCTAATCAAAAAGAAGGAAGAACTACTGTATATAATGATATTACTTCCGAAGATAAGTTAAAACAGGTTAATCCAGAAAATATAGAATTAGAAAATGATTTTTTAGAATATTTAACTTCTATAGATAGGTCAAAAGGAACTATTAAGCAATATAAAGCAAATCTTCATGTTTTTTGGTGTTGGAATTTGGAATTTAATAACAATAAGTTTTTTGTAGAATTAACTAAACGTGAAATTTCAAAGTTTCAGAGCCATGCTATTAATGTTTGGCAATGGTCTCCAAAAAGAATTAGAACTGTTAAAGCCACTATTTCTTCTCTAAGTAATTACATAGAAAATATTTTAGATGATGAATTTGAAGGATATAAACCTATTGTAAGAAAAATAGAATCTCCGGCAGATACAGCTGTTAGAGTAAAAACAGTCTTTCAAGAAGATGATTTAATACCATTGCTTAATACGCTCGTTGAAAAAAGACAATATATGAAAGCTTGTGCTTTATCGTTAGCTATTAATAGCGGCAGACGTAAAGCTGAATTACCGAGATTTAAAGTTTCATATTTTGATAAAGAAAATTTGATATGCGAAGGAGCATTATATAAAACTCCGGAGAAAATGATGACAAAAGGTAGAGGTTCAAGAGGAAAATTACTTGATGTATATACACTTGCAAAACCATTTCAACCATATTTAGATTTATGGTTGGCTCAAAGAAAAGAACTTGGTATAACAAGTGAATGGTTATTCCCTAAATATAAAGACGGAGAATGGTTAGATGAACAAACAGATGTTGTATTATTGGATTCTTGGGCTAGAACATTTTCAAGAATGTTAAATAAATCTTTTTATTGGCATAGTCTAAGGCATTATTTTACAACTAAATTATCTGAATCTAATCTGCCTGATAGTGTTATTCAAGATATTGTAGGTTGGGAATCAGCAGATATGGTTCATTTATATAATGACCAAACCGCAGAAGCACAATTTGAAAAATATTTTGGTGCTGAAGGTATTAAACAAGTAAAACAATCCTCTTTGCAGGAGTTGTAATAAATGTACGAATTTAATAAAAAACCTATTTTATTATTGCCTGAAAGGGCAATTTTTTTATGCAATAAATAACCAAGAAAGGAGGAAAATAAATGTCAGATTTTACAGCGAAAGTCACCGCCCAATTAGACACTTCTAAAATACCATCTCAATTATCTCAATTGGAATCTATGATTTCAAAAAGAAAGTTTGTAATCACTGTTGATACATCTGCTGCAAAAGAAATTAATCATGTTAAATCTGCTTATAGTGATTTACTTAGCTTGCAGAAAAGGATAAATTCAACAAGGGTTAAACTTGCAGGATTAGATGCAAATAAAGACAAAGCACAAATATCAGCATTAAGCGGTCAGTTAAATAGGCTTATGACTGATTATAATAATTTGCATTCTACTGTTGGCAGAAAGCTTTCTACATCTCAATTAGATAATTTGGCAAAAGGTTTTGATAATGCAACTGCCAAAATTGCCACTTTAAATGCTAAAGCTGCTGATGCAAAAGGTGTTGAAAAACTTGAAAGAAGTTTTATGAGACTTAAAGAAATCGTCAGTCAAATGGGAAAAATCCAATTAAAAATTAATGGACTAGATGCATCAAAAAATGCTGCTGAAATCTCACAGCTTACAGCACAATTTAAAGATTTAGAATCTCAATATAATAGATTAAAAACGTCTTTAAAAGGTAAAATTGACGGTGTTCAGTCATCTCAATTAAGCAACTCTTTAAAAGATATGCAAAACCAATTATCACAATTGGATGCAAAAGCACAAGACACAAAGAGAAGATTAGTTGAGGCTATTAATGTCAAAGTGTCTGATGGCTCACTTTCTTCTTCTATTGCTAAAGTTACTAAAGAGTATGAAAGATTAGCGACAACCGGACATAGTAAACTTACAGAAGTTAAAGCTGATATTGAAGCATTAAATCAATTACAAGCTAAATTGGGAAATTCAAGTGATGTTGATGAATTAGTCGCAAACTACGATAAATTCAATGCTACACTGAAAAAAATTAAAAATGGTCTTTCGACAATTTCCTCTGAAAGTGAAACATTCGCAAGCAGTTTACAAATATCTACATTAGATAATAAGATAGCTACTTGGATGGAAAAGAACACAAAAGCTGCAAAAACCTATGGAAAAAGCTTAGACGAATTAAGAGCTAAGTTAGCAGCATTAGCTGGTTCTGGTTCACCGGTTCCCATATCATCGGTAAATGCTATAGAACAAGAATTTAATTCTACAGTGCAAGCCGCCGTTGCTTCCGGAAAAACTGGAAAGACATGGGGTTCTACATTTAAGGACTCATTTGCAAGTATTGGAAAATACATATCTGCATCAACTGTTTTTTATACAGCTATTCGTGGTTTAAAGGATATGTACCAAAATGTTGTTAATATAGATTCAGCAATGGTTGAGCTTAAAAAGGTTACTAATGAAACTGATGAATCTTATAACACATTTTTAAAGGGAACAAATAAAAAGGCGCAAGAGATAGGTACAACTATTACTGGGTTAGTATCTTCTACCGCCGATTTTGCACGACTTGGATATAATTTTGAAGAATCACAAAAGCTTGCAGAAGTAGCAAATATTTATGCGGTTGTTGGTGACGAAATTGAAAATGTCGATGTAGCAACCGAAAGTATTATTTCTACTATGAAGGCATTTAATATTAACGCTAATGATTCAATTAGTATAGTAGATAAATTCAATGAAGTTGGTAACAATTTTGCAATTTCATCTGGTGGTATAGGTGAAGCGATGAAGCGTTCCGCTTCTTCAATGGCAGCTGCCGGAAATACTATTGATGAAACAATTGCCTTAATAACTGCTGCAAACACGGTTGTACAAAATCCTGAAAAAGTCGGTACTGCATTTAAAACAATTTCAATGCGTATCAGAGGTGCAAAGACAGAACTGGAAGAAGCTGGAGAATCTACCGAAGGTATGGCTGAATCTACAGCCAAACTCCAAAAAGAGATAAAAGCTTTGTCTGGTGTAGACATAATGAAAAATAAAGATGAATTTAAGTCTACATATCAGATATTAGATGAATTAGCTCAAAAATGGGGCGGACTTACTGATATTCAACAAGCAAGTATTATTGAATTATTAGCTGGTAAACACCAAGGTAATGTAATGGCTTCATTGATGAATAACTTTGATGAGGCTAGAGAAGCACTTGCAGTATCTATGGGTTCAGATGGTTCTGCAATGAAAGAACATGAAAAGTGGTTAGATTCTGTAGAAGCAAAACAGTTGCAGTTAAAAGCAGCCTGGGAAGGATTATCACAAGACTTTTTAAGTGCGGATTTTGTAAAGTTTGGAGTAGATGCACTTAGGGGAATTGTAAACGGTGTAGATGCAGTAGTAAATGCTTTAGGAAGTTTCGGAACAGTTTTAGCTGGTGCTGGCGCTTTTGGTTTGAAAAAATTCATCGGAGCGAAAGGATTAGGCGGATTAGTTAGTGTTCTTGGTGCAATTCCTGTTCCAGCTTTAGCAGCTGTTGCAGCTATAACTGCAATTGGTGTTGCAATATACAAAACAAAGAAACATTCAGATGATTTAAAAATAGGCGCGACCTTAGCTGAGGATACAGAACAGATAAAGGAACACTCTGATAGAATTGTGGAACTAAACAATTTAATGTCAGAAGTGAAGGCTCTGGAGTTAATAATCAACACACCTTCAAGCACACAAGAACAAATTGATAGTGCTAAAGCAAGACTTGAAGAAATTGCAGCATTGGTCAATGATAAGTATGAACTCAATATTGAGGCAAATACGGGTGAGCTTAAAAAGACAATCAACCTATTATCTGTTACAGAACGTGGAGAAATGATTAGTGATGTTGAAGACTATTTTTCTAAATTAGATGCCACTGATTATAGCAATGCAAAAAAGAGATTGTCTTCTGATAAGCAAAGGTACACAGATTTAACACAAATACTTGGAGATATACAATCCCTCGGAAGTAATTACGGACGGCTTGATAGTATCACAGACCTCGACCTGAGAGCATCTCAAGAGTATAAGCTCAAACAAGATGCAAAAGAGATTTATGCTAATATTGAAAAAATGGGTTATGGTGATTTGGTTCACGAATATTATGATATGATGTTCGGTGCAGATGCCTTGGTGATTGGTAATGAAATCAGCAAACTGATTAATGATAAAAAAACAGGAACAATTCAGAAAGATGAAACCACGGTTGAAAATTTTGAAAAAGCAGTCAGAGACGGAACTGACATTTTAGCCCAGACATTAGCAAGCGATGTTCTTTCCGGCAACTCTTATGGAGAAAGAACGGACATTGGCTTCTTCGAGGATTATGGAAAAAAGCTCAAAGAAGTCGGTATGAATACCGACTACATATCACAAAAGTTTGCCATTGCAAAACAGGGTACTCTCGATTTAAACCAAGCAATTCAAGATGGTAAATTAGACAGCGTAGTAAATGATTACATTGGTTTTAAAGAAACTATCGGAGAAACTTCAGAAAATGCAGTACGAGGTGCTGCTCTTTTAAAGCGAGGATTTACAGAAGCAACACAAGTGACTGGTGATTCAATCAATGCCGTATATAAGGATATGAGAGATTTGGGCGAGTCAGAAGGTGTTCAGGATTTTGTAAAGAACGCAATCGAAGGCACCTCCATATATGCTTCCGGATTTAATTCCCTTCAGGATGTAATTGCCGCCGGCGATGTGGGTATTAACAAATTCTTAAATAGCGCCAAAGGCTTATATGAATACGAAGGTTTGTTTACCGATGATATGGGGCTTGAGCAAAAAGAAGAACAGCTCTCAAATTTTGCTCATCAAATAGGATTAATCCCCGAAGACAAAGAAGTTAAAATCAATGTGGATACAGGCGAAGTTTCAGTTATTACAAATTTCACCAAACAAATCAATGATGTTTGGGGCGGCGGAGATAAAACCCTTAATGTCAAAGTTAACACAGAAGTTGACGGTGATGACATTGACGACTACACCGATAAAGTAGAGGCTCTTAATAATAAAGACTGTAAGATTACCTTTAATGCTGATGGTTCTCCAGCGAGAGCAGTGATTGATGATGTTTCATACACTCTACAAGACTATGATGAGTCAACCGGTACAGCAACTTTGTATGCAGAAGACGGGAACACTATAGGTACGATTGATTTAGTAAATGGAAAAATTGAACTTTTACCTGAATCGAAAATCATTGAAATAAAAGCCACATACAGCGGAACATCCGGAATTGATGAATACGCACACTCTATTGATGAATTACGCAACTACGATAACATCTCGTTCAATATTGATGTTAATGGTGATGCCGAGGTTTTAAACGAGGCTGGAAATGCCATAGCAAAATTAAAAAAAGATAAAGATATCGTTTTTCATATAGATGCCGAAGGAAACCTTGAGGTTATAAATACACTAACAAAAGAAATACAGGTATTAGATAAAGAGGGCAATATTAAATTTAATGTTTATGCTGATGTTGAAAACCTTGGTGCTATCGAAGGGCTAAAAGGAGATTTAGCGGAACTTAACGGACAAGAATGTTATGTAACCCTTTCGGCAGATAACACACCAGTAATGGCAAAGATAGGCGAAACAAATTTTGCCATTTCAGATTATGATGCTAAAGCCGGCACTGCTACACTTCGTGCTGAAAACGGAGACGCTATTGCGACAATTAATTTAACTACCGGAGCGATTAATGCAGTTCCTGATAAGACAGCGAATGTGAATGCTAACGTTACCGGTACCGGCGATGTTGAAAATTTAGATAGTGCCATTGAAAACACAAACTCTAAAGCTGTTACTGTATCTGCAACAACCTCTGGAGAAAGTGCGCTACAAGGCTTAAAAGGTCTTATAGATAGTATAAAAAGTAAGGTTGTTAGCGTTGTTGCAAAAGTATTCGGCGGTGGAGATGTTGATGGTACTGCTCACGCTGATGGTACTGCTTTTGCCGGCGGAAATGTTAAACATGGAAATTGGGGCAAAAAAGGTTCCGGAATCGCATTAGGTGGAGAATTAGGAGAAGAACTTGTTGTAAGAGATGGAAAATTCTTTACTATTGGTTCTGATTCTGCTGAATTTTTCACATATCGTAAAGATGATATAATTTTTAATGCCGAGCAAACAAAACAAATTTTTGAAAAAGGCAAAATTACACATGGAAAACGTAGAGGACGAGCATTTTCTGAAGGAAATGTTGACATTAAACCTGTAAGTACCTCAACTGATAAATCTGAAAAATCTCAATTTGAACTTGATTATGATTATCATCAACATTTGGTTAATACTGAAAAAGAGACTGACAAAGAATATTTTGATTGGTTAAAAAGTTCTTACCAAAATGCCTATGATACAGGGCAAATAGAATTAGAGGAATATTATAAATATAAAGAAGAAGTTTACGAAAAATCCAAAAGTTTATTTGATGATTATATTAATGATATTGAACATAAGATAACTTTAATAAATAATCAAAATTCAAAAATTGGTTTAGTTGATGACACATATTTACAAAATATCGAAAATATATATAAGGAACTTCTTTCTTATAATGGAGATGGTAAAATTGATTTTACTATTAGACCAAAGGTTGATACTTCTAAACTAAAAAATGCAGGTTGGCAAGATGTTGTTGATGGAGAAATTGCAACTGTATTTTCATCTTCGTTTTCTAATGAAGATGGTTCAAAAACCATTGTTGTTACTCCCATTCTGCCAAATGGTGAAGTTTTATCTCCAGAGCAATTAGAACATTATGCAAATGAGTTGCTTATTGGAAACCCTATTGATGTAGACATTAATATGGGTATGTTTACTGGAGAAGATTCTATTACACAAGCTGAACAATTCGCAAATAGAATTCATAAATTGCATGATGAATATTTCTTAACTAAAAAACCATCAGACCAAATTATCGCCTATTATCGTGATATACAGGAAAAAGTTCATGCAAAGGCAGAAGAATATAGAAATAATGGTTTGGATGACAACTCTGAAACCATTCAGGAGTTACAAGAACTTTGGTGGGATGCCGAAGAAAATATTCTTAAAACAATTACTGATGTATATGAAAAAGCTGTATCATCTATTGAAAACACTATTGAACTTGCTAAAAAGCATTTAAAGGATTTCGTTACAGTTTACGATGATGGCTCGGCAGAAGAATTTAGTGGCACTATTGTATCGAAATATACAAATATTCAAAATAAACTTCACGAAGAAGCCGAAGCTTTAAGAGCTTTGGGATATGCAGAAGATTCAGAAGAAATTCAAGACCTCCAGAAACAGTGGTGGGATGCCGAAGAAAACAAAAATGACTCTTTGAGAGAAATTTTTGATAGACGTTTAGAACTCTCGGACGATTATATTGAAAGAAGTAAACTTCTTGGCTGGGAAAATGGCGATAACGAAATTAAGGCAAGGGAAAGAATTCTTGCTTGGATGCAATCAGATTATTATAGGTCTTTGTTTGAAAGTGAAGAAGAATGGCAAGAAGCATATTTAGAGCAATATCAAAATTATAGAGATACAGTCTTATCTACAATGGATAAGATATATAATGATTATGCTGATAAAATCGGTGAAATCAATGAAGAAATAGATAATCAAATTGTAAAGGAACAGGCATTACTTGATGTAAAATCAAAACAATATGATGCTATTAACAAATTAACCGAAGCACAACATGAAGCAGATAAAGCCATTGCCGATTCAAGAATTTCAAAATCTTATTTAAGTGATTATGAATATAGCCTAATTTATAATGAGGAAGATTACACTGCTGTATCAAAAGTTATTGGCGATATTGATGAAGATATTTCACTCTTAACTAAAAATTTCAATAGACAAATTAAAAATGCTTATGCAAATGGTCAAGAATATCTTATTGAAAATATAACTGCCGAATATGAAAGACAAGTTGAGTTGAAGATGCAAGAATTAGCTATTGCACAAGCTGAACTTGAAGTAACTAAAAAGCAGACAGAATTAAATAATGTTCTTGCAGAAAGAAATATCCGTCAATTAGTTGAACGAAACGGAAAACTTGAATGGGAATGGGTTGCTGATACAGATAAAGTTCGTGCCGCAACCGAAGCCCTTTCA